TCTATCTAATAGAATAGGATGATTAGCATCTGTTATATCAACTGCTTCATCTTTAGATAAATTTATTTTTTCTAAACAAACATCTGTTCCTCTTTTAATTAGAATAAAAATTTCTGACAAGTTAAAATCTACATTCAATAAACTTCCATCAAACTTCCATTTTGACCAAGCTGACTGTAATTTATCTGTGGCACTCCAATAATATTTATATACATAAAGAGTGTCAGCAGAATCATCAGTAAGAAGTAATAATGCATCTTCATTGGATGATGCTTTAAGTGAAATAACTTCGCCTTGAATGTAAGATGGAATGTGAGCAGTAATATCAGCAGCATCATTAACTGTGTTTGTGTTTGATGAGTTATCAACAAAGTATTCTCGTACACCAGAGAACTTACCTCTATTAGTTGGAAAGAAAACATATTTACCTGCTCCTACTGGCTTGGCTCTTAGACTAGCCTCAAACTGTGTTGTTACATCAATAGAGACTGTATCTGGGGCTAAGAACTGTTCTGCTCTTAGAACAAACTGAGTCAAGTCAGAAAATAATAATAATTGTTCGGAAAATGGTACTGCGTGTCTAAGAATTGACACTTGGTTATTTGAGACTGCAACATCAATAGGAGCAGAATCTACAAATGTAATTACAGTATTTTGAAAGAAATTAAAGTATTCGCCAACTTCTGAAAGAATAACATTTTCATCAGATAGCATTCCTAGTCTATTTCTGTGGAAGAATAAATCATTTACTTTAAAACCAGTAAAAGATGGAAAGGGGTTTGTGTCATCATCACCTGCTTTTCTATCTTTCCAAGATGCTTGTGTAAATAAAAAAGTTCCATTAGCTTGTCTGATAAGCTGATGAGGCATTGTTGTTTTATCAAAATTAATTTCTAAGTCTGGTGCTACTCTTTCTTTCCATACTAATTGACCATTACCATCTGGGTCACTAAGTTGTACATAATAATCATCTTGTCCTTTTTCATTATCACCTACAACTTCTATAAGAAATCCCTCTTTACCTCTTGGTGGTAAATCATCAAAGTTAGCTGTCTGTCCTTTAAATGCATAAATAAAAGTATCACCTCTAGAATCAGAAGCTTCTACTTCAAATGCATTACCATCATCTCTTTTTACATAATAAACATTATCAAGTAATTCTGTAGTAAATCCAGTAGGTAAAACTCCATCAAGAGTTGTAGCTAAATCTGACATAATAGTGTTAGTCCTAACATCGCCTTGGTTAGATGCACTTGAACTATCTAAAGTTGTTTTACTAGCTGAATAAGTTGTACCTTGATATTTTACTCTTATAGTAAAATCAGTTTTGTAATCACCTTGCCTTACATAAAACATAGCTTCTTCTGGTCTTACTGGTGATTTATTTGTTGTATCTTTTGCTACTACTTTATTTTTATTAACAATAAAAGTATAATCAGCTATTGTTGTTGCAGTTAGTTCTTTTGATGGGTCAGTTAATCCACTAAGATAACTTATTGCTCCAGTTGGACTTTCTGTAACTGTTTGTTCTATTCCAGTTTTATCATATACTTTTAATACATTATCTGTTATTACTAATATATAAAATTCATTCTCATCTCTACGAATTGTATGAATAAAAGCATTTTCTATATTTGATGGAACATTAGATAAAGTTTTTATGTGTTCACTACTAGGTCGTTTTTTTAAGCCATCTACAACAGTTGAAAAACCATTTTCTTGTATTTCTGCTTGAGTTTTAAGTCGTAGAGATGGAGGCTGTTGAGATACACCATTAATAAGGTTTGGGATTGATGCAGATACTAGAGCCATTACAAGACACCCCCACCAGTTCTATCAAGAACAGAAACTACAGAATAGTTATCAAATATGGTGGTGTCTAGCACTTGGTTGTCAGAGTCTTTTAATTCTACTAATGCCATTAATTCATCTCTCTCTTGATAAATATGTAAGTCATTAGAAGAAACAACTCTGTCTTGGAAAATTCTGGCTGCTCTTATTGTTATATATCTACGAGCAGCTTCTGGTAAATCTTCAAAATCTAATAATACTACTGCATTCATCAAAACTTGTGTAATATCATCATCCATAAAAAATGAACTAGATGCTCTATTATATAATTTTGTTCCTCTTTGTACAAGTTCTAATTTATCAGTTTTATCTTGAGCCATATCAATTCTTAAAATATTTGATGGTATTTGTATTTGTTTATTTGTATCTGGCACAAACTGTCTTTTTAAGTCAGTATTAAAAGACCAACCCATAGACTGCACTTCACGATTTACAGAGTTAAGAATAGTTTCAGCTTGTTCAGCATCAACCAAACCAGAAGTAAGTGAGTTAACTGGACTCTCGCCAATAGCTGAGAGCATTGTATTTATAGCTTCAAGTTTAGTTGTTGTTGTCAGAGCCATTATGCTTTATTCCTTTCTTTTGCATTTTTTGCTTGTTCAAGAAGTCTTCGACCTTTTGCTACTGCTGATGCTTTATCACCAGAGTGCCCCCAAGCTTCTAGTGAGAGCTTCAATCTCGTCTTCTTCCCATCTTTGTTTAGTGGTCCTGCAGAAGACCCCATCCTCACTAGGAAAGAGCCTTTGCGTTTCTTTTTTTGTGGGCTATCTGCTGCACCTCCTACTGGTGCTTTTAAGTTACCACCAGTTTTTTTGTTATAAGATGCACGACCTTTTGCGTTAAGTCCTCCCTTTGGGTTTTGCCCCTCTTTTCGTTGCCACGCAGGTGTCTTAGCCATTAGAACACCACCCATAATAATGTTGATACAAGAATGTAAGTAATCATACTCTATACTTCCTCATACCAGAATTAGTTCTTTGTTTTGGCTTATTTTTAGCAGCCATAATTTTTGTTTGTATTTGTTTTGGCAAAGTTTTTTGTTTAGCAGTTAGACCACTTTTCTTTGCTTTATCTTTTTTATGTTGTTCTTTTCCTGCTTTAGTGTAAGGATATTCTTTTCCGTCTAATTTTGGCATTATACTCTGTACCTCCTAGTTTTGTTTGAGATTGATTTTGGTTGTTTACTAAATTGCTTTCCTGCTCTTGTGTCTGCTTTTTTCTTCCGATTAGTCGCTGCCCTTTCGGATGGCGATAACGCAGCAATCGCTTTTTTAGGTAAATATCTTGATTCACCTTTTTTACCTGCATATTGCCATTTTTGTCTACCCCACTTTCGTAATTTATTGTTTGATTTTTTTGGTCCAGAATATGAACCACCTGCATCTTTATAATATTTTACTGCAAGTTGCATAGCCCTTGCTGAGTGTTTACCACCCATTTTGGCTTTTGCTCTGGCTTTAGCTGCAGCCCATTTTTTGGGGTCTCGCTTTGTGGCAGTACTCATAGTACTGCACACACATAAGCATTGATTTCAAGACCAACACTTACCTCTGTTACTTGTGGTTTATTCCAAGACATATTTTTCTCCAAGTAAGAAGAGGAGTCCTTTCGGACTCCCCTAGTTAGTATTATTAGACACTAGATAGTGCGATAGCAGCAGCAGGTCTAAGAATGTTGTGACCCATTGCATACTTAGCAACCATCAATGTACCTTGACGATTAATTTGGTACTCGCTTTCTACTCCAAGGTCCATAAGCTTAACAGTAGCTACAGCATCTTTAGTCATTACTAGTCCTTTTACTTTAGCAGCTAGGTCAACTAAGTTAACACCATCTGTAGTAGTATTAGTAATGTCATATGCAGTAGTTCTACCAGAACCTGCAGTATTAGCAAGTGGTCTATTACCTTTAGACTGACCTTTATCAGTACCAGATGTTTCAATAACATCAGCTACTACTAAGTGGTTAGACATATAAATAGGCATACCTGCAATTTGTGGAACAACTGCAGATGCTACTGAGCCAGTACCACCAAAGTCACGATTCATATAGACCAGTTTATTACCATCAGTTACATCCAATAACGCATAGTATTGGTCTGGTGGTAATACTACAAACGCACCATCAGTTGGAACATTTTTCTTATCGAATTCTTTCTTCGCATCAAAGATAGACTTTGCTAATTTAGCAGGGTCTGTAACATCTCCAGATGCTGCACCGATAGTCACATTGTCTGTGAAATCTTCTTCAGAGAATGCTTTGTAGTCTTGAACAAGAGCAGCAGCCCTTGTTGCGTTAGTTGCTAGAGCAGCTTTTAGTGCTGTTCTAATTATGTTTTTGTCAGCTTCAGTTGCCAAGGCAATTCCTGCCTCTTTACTGTATGTCGACCTTACATCGTAATGATTGATTGCCTCGTCAATGTTTGGCACAAATTGAGCCGAGATTAACAAATCGTCAATTGTTACGATTCTTTCTGATGCTCGTATCTTACCACCAGTAATTTCATTTCCAGGGGTGTGATACTCAGCACTTGTTCTACCTAAGAATGGAAAGGATGCTGACTTACCTTTAGTAATAGTTCGAGTCCTCATAAGAGGCATCATAATGTTTTTTGCTTCAAATGCAGTAAGAACTTCTCCTGCATACAGCTTTAAAAACAAATCACGAACATCACCAGTAAGGTTAGTCTGTCCTAATCTACTCACATCATAGGCAGGATTTGATGCACCTTGCATAGCCATAGTTATCCTCCTTATTAGTTATAGCAAGTTGATATTGATTTATTATTACAAAGTTCTGCAAGTTTCGTTCTCTAAGATTATCCCTCGCAAGGGGTCAGAGATACTAGTCTCTTTTAGTATTTGTAACTTGTGTCTCAATGAGACAGTTAGAGTACAGAAGATTTTCGTAACTTTTCAGCTACTTGACTTCTATACGCAGGGTCTTTTTCGTATCTTGGGTCAGACATCGCTGCAGTAATTTCTGCCAGACTTTGAAAGTTCCCTACTGTTGCATCGCCTACCTCACCTTTTACAAGGGTTGGTTCGACACCTACACCAGAACGATAACGAGAATGGAGACCTTGAATTGCAAATACAGCATCTTGAGGGTTGCCAGTATCAACAGTTCTGTTAAATACTTCTTGCTCATCTGCTGTTAAGTTATTTGCAGCCCAATCCATCATATTTTTGTAGGCTTCTTCTCCTCCTACTAAGTTATAGGCTTGTTGCCTAGTTTGGTCTACAAGAGCCATCTGTCCATCTATAAATGAGTCTACCACATCTGATGGTATACCTGCATCTTCTAGTTGGTCATACTGCTCATCTGAGAGACCACCTTTTTCCCAAAAGTCTTGAGACATAGCACTATAGTCAATTCCGTGTGCTTCTAGTTCATCAATAGCTGCATCTTTGTTTTCCAAAGCTGCCTCATTGTCTGCTTCTCGACTTGAGTGAAACTGTTGCTCCAATTCAGAATAAGCTTTTGCCATATCTTCTGGAGTGTTAAATTTTTCTGGTAGCCAGTCTGGTCTATCTTGGACTTCTTCTGTAGCAGGAGGCTGTATTGCAGCTTCTGCTTTTTCTACCATTTCTTTTTGATAATTAGGGTCTTCTTGAGTTTCCCCTTGATATGTATTTAATTGTTCAGCCATAATGTTTATTCAACTCCTTGGTCAGTTTGTTGCTGTACTTGTTCCAATGCTTTCTCGGTTATTGGTAATGCACCTTTTTGTGCCATACCAGAAATAGTGTCTTCTAGTTTATTCATAGATTGTTGTTGCATCATTTGTTCTTGTTCTGCTTGTTTTTGCTCTGGTGTTTTTATTAAACCTCCAGTATCAATTCCTAACGATGCTCCTAGTCTATCTATATAATCATCAACATTAAGACTAGAAGCGATAGTCTCTGGTCCTAATGGTTGTAGATATTGTAAAAATTGTGCTAATTTATTTAAATCTTGTCCTCTTCCTAAAGCCTCAAGCCCAGTTACAATCTGTGGTTTGACTGTATCTTTTGGCATTTTAGGCATCTTTTTCTTTTTCTCTAGCCTATCTAATAGTAACTCAACTAGTGGATACTGAAACTCTTGACTAAGAATAGAATAAGTACCACCAAGTGCACTTTCTAATTCTTGTGCCATAAATCTTATTTCTTCTGCAGTTACTCGTTCAGCTTGTCTTTGTACAGAAGAATTAAGTAAGAAAGCAAAAGATAATCGTTCAGTAATTCTTAATCCAGTTTCTTGTGCTACTCTAAAATCATTAAATTTGTTTACCTGCAAAGTTGTTACATCATTTGCATCACCTTGTACAATTGCTCCATTTGGTGCTTTTGCTAGTGTATTTTGTTTTGTTGTTCCGTTAGGTCTAACTAAGAATAATACTTTAGAAGAAGCAGCACTACCCTCTACAATGGCTCTAGTTAAAGCTTCAAGACTTCTTAAATCACCTATGTATTCTTCTACAAACCCACGACCATAATCTTCACCATCAATTCTAGTAAATCGTAATGGAATAAATGGACTTTTGTTTAAGGGATAAAAACCCTCTGAGTCTGGTACAACCATACCTTTTACTTCTTGATGTATATGAAACTTATCTTCCTTACGACAGACATAAGTATATAAATCAAGGTTTTTGTTATTATAATCTGCTTCTCTTTCTTGAGTAATATTATCTGCTTGAGTAAGCATTATTCGTGCTTTTTCTGGTAACATAAGTGGAGATACAGACTCTTTAGTTATAACCTCCATTACATTACCCATCGTGTCTCTTTTTACAACATATCTATCTAACCTAAATACTTTCATTGCTCCCTCAGTTTTTGGGAAAAACAATAAAGCATTACCTGCTACAATTAATTGTTTTAATGCTTCATATACTGGAACACGAATTGCAGTTGATTCTATTTCCTGCATTGATGTTCTTTCTATTCTAGACAGAGCCTCTTCAATTGCTCCTCTTGCTTCTTTACCTGCTATTTTTTCTATATCAAAATCATCAATAATTAATCTAAAGAAAGGTGAATTAGGTGGTAAAAGAGTAAGTAATAATTTACTAGCAAGATTGTTTACACCTCTTGCACCAACTGCTTGGTAAGGTGTTTTATAGTTAGTAAAACCAGTATGACCCTCTGGTGGCATAAGAGTTGGTACAGTCAACTCTGCTGCATCTCTTGCTCTTTGCAGAAAAGAATCTCTGTTAGCAGCAAGGTTTGCATATCTACTAGCTATAGACTTAATTTTTTCCATACTAAGACACCAACAATAGAAGTAAAAGAATAGCTATAATACCTAAATACATAGGTTGACGGCAACTCATACATTGCATCTTATTTTTTATTTTATTCCAATATTCTTCAATCATATTAACCTCTCGGAATGTTAAGCCCACCCATAGTCAAAGAAATATTTTTAGACTTTGTAGAACCACCACTTGATTCTATACCTAGTCCTACAACTTTTCTAGGTTTAATCAAACGATTATCTGTTTTTTTCTTTTTTTGTGGATTAGCAGTTGTTATATTTAACCCAGTTTTCTTTTTCTTAGTTTGTTTAAATTCATTAGGAACAACAGCACTAACGGCTCTAGTGTTATTCTTATTTTTTATATTACCAGAAAAAGCCATATAGGGTATACCCATATCTTCTACATATTTTTTTTGTATTGCTGATGCAGATTGCATATCTTTTGCTCCTTGGCTTAAAGCATAAGCCATTCCGTGCATATTTCCAATCCCTATTGCCTCTGCAATATTTCTGTATTTTTTAGCCATATTGGTTAACTAGACTCTGGTATGTTGATACCAGTTTTTCCAGACCCTCCAACATTTGCTACATTGACATCAAGACCAACTCTGAATCTTCGTTTTCCCATTCTGTCTTTTCGTCTTTGTGCTGATGGACTTGGTACTGCATCATCGTCAGCATCTACTGCTTTTGCAGAACCTCTTCCCTCAATAGCAGCTACTGGTGTAGAAGCTTGTCTTTTTGGCTTTGGGGCAGGACCTCCACCACCTCCACCTCCTCCTCCACCACAATAGCATACAGTTTTGGAGAGGATTTTGTCTTCATAATCAAACATTTGTTCCTCGCTTGTTAATTAGTATTAGTTTGTTTTTTTGGTATAGATAAACCAGTTCCCTCTGCTAGATTAGTTCCCAATGTATTTTGTTTTCTATCTACTCGGAACTGTTTCTTACCATCCCTTTTCTTTTTCATAGCTGCTGAATCAGTATCAATAGCTTCAAAATCAACTTCCTTTGCAGTTACTTGTGGTACTGCTGCAGGAGGTGCAGGGGGTGGTGGGGGAGCAGGCATCTTTGGACTTTTCATAAAGCACATAGTAGTTTACTCCTCATCATCTATGTTAGTTAGTTGTCTCACCTTTTCAATTACTGACTGCTGACCTTGTAAAAATCTTAGTTTTTCAACAGAAATATTTTCGTCTTTAGGTAGCTTATCTGGAAACTGCCTTTCTAAGTAATTCAACACATCGTTTGATATTAAAGGTTTATCCGTCAATAATTTCATAGGTATTTCCAATACTGTCCAAAAAACAGAGAGGATTACTATTACATAACCCCCTCTGCCCACTATTTTGACAAGAAAGAAATATAACTATAATTCACACGAATTACCAGTACAAGCTAACTCTTGAGAACTAGTAGTCATATCCTTGACTTCTCTATACTTTGAGAAATCAATTGTAGGCATATTATCAGATAACTTTTTAAATTGCAAGTTATTTATTTTTTCATATGGTGCTTGTACATACGAGTGAGAATCATCTTCTTTTGGTAAAAATGAAACACCACATATGTCATCAAAATGCTCATATACATATGCACCTACTTCCATCCATTCTTCTTCTCCTACATATACAGTAATTGATGGATTATGCTCGCACCAATTTTCTCTGTAAGCTTTCCAAAGTTTAAGTTGGTCAATAGCATTTAATTCCTCTTTCTTTTTACTATGTGTTGGACTTTGTATTGGAAAAGAAAATACATAGTTATGAGGGTTGTAAGAATCTTTTTCATACGGCACTCCCTCTTTTATCATCCATTCTGCAAGAGGGTCTTTAGTATCTGTTCTTACTCTTCTAATATAATAATCAGAATATCTTGGATGTATACCAGATGCACAATCAGCTAATTGAGATACTGTACCACTAGGTTTAACACAAGTTGTAGCAGTACTCTGATTTACTCCTAATATTTTTGCCCACTTTTTATTTGTGTCTATAACTACTTGTTTTAATTGAGTTAATACATCTGTGTTAGTAACTTTATCTACATCAGCTAATAACTCATTATCTAAAATACCAGTCATAGAAACACCTAACAATCTTTCTTCTTCCATATTCTTTTTCCATATAGGTCTAAGATATCTTATGTCAGTAAGAGTAGATTGTATTGTACCAAGAAAAGATGCAACCTCTGCTTTTACTTTAAGAGTTTCTAAATCATCTTTTGGTTTAATAATTATTTCAGAAAGATTACAACATTGAGATGGTCGTAAAATTATTTCACCACAAGGGTTAGTTCCAAAATAGTAATCGTGGTTTCTCCTACCAGTTTTTTTTGATTGTTCTTTAGCTGCTTGTCTGTTAAACACTCCTCGTTCTCCAGATTTAGAACTATATAGAGCAGCCCACTCTTTTATAAATCCACCCATTTCTGGTTTTCTATTGTAAGCAATACTATTATTAGCATATGACCTATTAACATTCTCAGTCCACCAGTCTCCCATCTTACAGTTACGCATCCTATCATCTACCATATCTGACAAACTAATCATAGCTGACCTACGGACACCACCTACTACAACTGCAGCAGCTACTGCACACATAACATCGTGTGCTTCTATACTTGTTAGCTTTCTTCCTGCAGCTTTTTTAAATGTGTTGACTGTAAACCTAAATAAATTTTCTAGTGGTTGTGGACCACTTGCTCTACCACCAAATGTTTTAAGTCTTGCACCTGCAGGTCTTATTTTTGACAAATCCCATTTTGGAATCTCTCCTGCATACAATCTAGAAATTAGTTTTCGCAAACCTTTTGCCCAACCTAATTTACTGTCTTCTACTACAAAGACTTCTTCTGTCTCATTGAGACACTCTGGTATATCTGGTAACTTTTCCACACATTTTCTTTCAACAGAAAAACCAACACCAGTACCACACATAAGAACATACAGACATTCGTCAAATGCTTTTGGGTCATCAACAGTCATATAAGAACAGTTGTAACCTGCAATATTATCCCTATCTAACGCAGGACCTGCTGACATAATGGCTCTCATTGATGGTACTACTTCAAGGTCTTTCATAAAGACAGAATATTGTCTTAGTTGTTTTTCTGCCTTGGGTAGCTTCTTAGCAAAGTAATCAACATATCTGTCAACACTTTCTTCCCAAGTTTCTCGCCTTTGTTCTTCTTCAATAAATCTAGCATAGCGAGATATTGCTATAAATTTCTGGTAAACATTCATCATCATTTGCCCTCCTCTTTAAGTGTTATTAAACGATTAAGATACCAATTTGCTTTTTTCAAATCTTCTACTGGACTTTCGTTTTTGTGGTTACATCTCCACAAATACTTTATGATGTTACCTCTAAGGTAATGTTCAAAACCATCTCCAGTCATTTCTTTGATTACATCTATACACTCCATCTTAGAATGTGTATAGTGCGATGGATTATTTATTTTGTCTTCTCTCATAGCTTTAACAATATTATAATACATTAATCGCCTAAGTCAAATACATCTAACATATTAGCATTCTTATGTATTTTCATATTAGTAGGAGAAGAAAACTCAACAATATCTAACTGAGCCATAGGAGGACTCCAAAGAGTATTCATTGTGTCTACAGTTAAAATATGTGCTAATCTTGCAGTCTTTATTGCATCTTCTTCTGACATCTTGGCTTTTCTGTAGGCATTAGTAACTTGTGCCCAAAACCAGTTTTCATCAGCCTCTGTTCCATCTTTTGGTGTCAAAAGTTTCTCAGCAGTAACTTCGCCAATACCTCTAACTCCTTTATAGTTATCAGCTACATCACCAGTCAATATTTGTTTGTAAAAGTTTTTCATAGCAACATTCTTTTCTATGGTTACTACTTCTCCATCTATAAGATGTTGTCCTGCAATTTGTCTTAGGTCTTTATCTGGTGACCATATAATATATTTGTCTGGGTCTTTTGTGGCATAAATACCAAGCAAATCATCAGCCTCAAGATGTTCCATAGATTTTGCTCTATACTTCTTTTTTAGATGAGCACGAACTGCAGCTAAACCCATAGGTTTTCTTTTATCAATTCTGTTTGCTTTATATTCAGTATCTATTTCTTTCCTAAATACTTTTTTACCAGAAAGAAAAATCATTTTCTTTTTACAACCAGATTGCTCCATAAGACTATCTATAATCTCATCAGCTTTCTGATTAGTCTCAGACTCATAACTATGTAGAGTCCAGAGGTCATCATCCCATTGTATAGGATGTTCTGAGGCAGATGCAGCTTGATAAGCTACAATGTCTCCGTCAATCAGTAGTACTTTTTCCATTTTTTTCTCCAATCTTTGGTACTAGGTTTTTATAAAGTTTTAGTGTGTCTTTTGCAAATAGTTTTGATAAATTAATTAAGTACATTTTTGATGCATAATTATCACCACCATTTACTATTTTTTCGTAATCTAAATTCTTTATAACTTGTTTCAATACTTTTACATCAAATACAAGTGTACAAAAAACTTGACTACCTACTGAAAGATTATGAAACCAGTAGTCAGCTTTAGTAGCTGCAATGCCACTTGGTTTACCATAACTTTCAAATTCGATTGCTATATTACCAGAACGAGTCCACACATCTCTTTCTGTTTTTACTTCAATCTTTTTATTCTCAAGCATATCGAGAATCTTATCTTCGTGTAGCTTTCCAAAAGCAAGGTCAATATCAAAGTCTTTGCGAGTCTTCTTAGTGGGTCTCAGCCCAGTTCTTTCCAATTTTGAACTCTCCGTCAAGGGGGACTCTGAGGTTGTAATATTCTCCTGCTTTTTTGATTGCTTCGACACAGATTTTACCAATTTCCTCTCCTTTATGTTTTTTAACTAATACTTGCACTTCATCGTGTACATAGGCTACTTGTTTATAACAACAACCATCTATATAGCCTCTTTCTTTTAACAAATCGTGAAATATAACAATCCATCGTTTTGTTAAAATTGCTCCACAACTTTGGAGAAGAGTATTTAGTGCTGCGTGTGGGTGCATAACTGGTATTCTTCTTTTATCAATACCAAAAATATACCCATTCTCTGCAGTTTTTTGAACAGATTCTGTTAGGTTTTTTAATGCAGGTATCTTTTTAAAGAAATCTGCTTTTATCCTGCTACCCTCTTGGCTACCTTTGCCAATAATCTTACCAAGTTTTTCGTTCCCTGCCCCATAAATGAGAGCATAGATAAAAGTTTTGGCATTATCACGAGTTGGTAACCCTGCTGCATTTTGGTTAATTGTATGGATGTCATCGTTAACAACCTGCTTACCATATCGACCATCATCCCAGTTAGCCATATAGTGGGATAAGCAACGCAACTCCAAACTACTAGCATCGCACCCCATAAGGCTGTAGTCATCATTAGCATAAAACAAACTACGACAATCCACCCCATATTCAGCTTTGACACTAGGTATTTGAGCCATATTTGGGTTCTTGTGTGTGCATCTCGAAGTGTATGTTCCCATTGGGTTAACATATCCATTTATCTTTCCTTTCTTTACTAGTTTCAACCAAGCTTGTTTACCCTCTGCAAGTTGTCCTAGCCTTTTTTGTATTGTTAAATATTTAGTTAGTACTTTTGCCTCTGGATAATCCAAAGAACTAAGAACTCGTTCATCTACTTTAGGTAATCCAGTCTCTGTAAAAATTTTTGGCTTCCAGTCATACTTTTCTTGTAGCATTCTGGCTATATGTTCTCTACTATTTGGATTAAACTCAGTAACAGTTCTCTTTATAGTAGGTACACCTTTTTCATATCCATATTTTTTACTATTAACTTTTGGTACAAACTCTTCTTCGTGTACCCAAGCAGATATGTCTTTCTTCAAGTCTGTCTCAATGAGACACCTCTCGTCATTTAATTTAGAAAAAAGCTTTTGTGCTGCCTCTTCATTAAATGGAAAGCCGTGTTCTTGTTGTGCAAACAAAATTTCTTGAATTCTATGTTCCAACTTAACTGCATCTTGAGAGTATTTTATGTTCTCAAATTTTTTATACAGACAAGTATTTAGCCAAACATCTTGTTGACAATATTGTAACATATCTTCAGAAAAAACAGAGAAGTCACTTTCTTCTGCAAACTTCCCTTTGCTTATACCTATTCTATACCCCCAAGCTTTTAGACTATGTGAGCCTATAAGTTGTGGTGGTAAATTACCTTTTCTAAATAGTTTAAAATCTCTATTTTTTCTATCTGGAAAATATAATCTACCCAGTACAAGGGTATCAACCACTATTGCTTTTGGTTCTACACCATATAATTTTTTTATGACTGGTAAATCAAAACATATAATGTTATGTCCAATTAGAACTTCTGCTTTCTGTAGAAATTCTATACCATCTCCAATAGTGTCCTCTTTAAAAATGTACTCTTTATCATTGTCGCTGACATCTCTGGCAACAATACAATGTATCTTAGTAACACTCTCTAAAAGTCCGTCAGTTTCTATATCAAATACTAGTTTCATTTAGTTCATCCTTTTCATTAAAAGTAATATCATCTATATCATCTTCATCATCAACAGTCAACTCACTCATACGAGCAGTATGTTTGTCATAAGCTAATTTACAAGCTACTCCAGTTTCTCCAGTCCACCTATTCTTCAATACTCTTACAGTTGTTGTAGGAGAATTATCAGACAAGTTTCTTTCACAACCAATACAAATATCTGTTAGTTGTGCAATACCACTAGAACCTCTTAACTGACCAAGACTTACTCTTGCTCCATCAGTATGGTCTTTACCATCTGGTCTTTTAAGATGCGAGACTAATATCAAGCCAACCTTTAGTTCTTCTACTAATCCTCTTAGTTTTGTCATAGTATTATCAATAGTTCGTCTTTCGTCTCCCTCTGATATACCAGACACAACAATACTAATATGGTCAAGAACAATAAAAGAACATCCACAACCATTTGCAAGGTATCTAATCTTAGCCAACAAATTATCTGACTCAGTAGAACCCCAATGGTCATAAAGATATACTCTACCAGTTCCTAGTGTTTCTTCAAAGGATTTTTTTAGTTCCTTGTCAGTTACATCTACATTACCTAGGTGTAGTGGTTTATTTAGTGCAATAGACATAAGCCCAAGGGCTGACCTCTTTACACTTTCCTCAAGAGCAATATAACCAATTGTTTGCCCTTGATGTAATAAATAATGGGCAATCTCTCTACAGAGTTGACTTTTACCTACACCAGAGCCTGCAGTTATGGTTACAATCTCTCCTTTTCGTAATCCAAGTGTTTTACCATTTAAACCACTAAATGGATATTCAAAAGATTCAGTATCATCTGTCGATGAGACTAACTCCCATAAATCTGCTCCATTGACAATACCATCTGGTCTAAAGTCCTTGGCATCCCACATACAATCAATAAGTTCATTTACCTTTCCTGCTACCAACATTTCATTGGCATCTTTCATTGGTAAACTAGCAATCTTTGCTTTGTTGGGTGGTAATATGGATGCACAATCTTGAGCAGCTTTTCTACCTGCCTCATCATTGTCAAACATAAAAACAACTTTGTCAAACTTACTTAACCACTCCAAAGCTTTAGCGACATCTTTTTTTGCCCCTGCTGCTCCGTGAGGTACAGAGACAACAGCCCATTTATTATTTAAGGCTTGGCTCATTGACAGAGCATCAATCTCTCCCTCGACCACAGTTACTTGTTTACCACCATCTCTCCATAGCCATTGACCATACAAAGATACTTTTTCAGTCTTGCCAATAAATAAAAAATCTTTATTAGGAAATCTTAATTTTTGTGCAATGACTGTTCCTTGATTATCTTTATAGTTAGCAATCTGTACTGCTTTACCATTGTAGTTACCTACTTGATAATCCCACTTCTTGATTGTAGCTTGATTAATACTTCTCTTAGCTAATGGTTTTTGTTCACCATCTGTAATTAATCCTGCATTCACTTTTTCTCTCCTTTCTGTCTCAATGAGACAATCTTTTTCTGTATACCCACACGAGAAACAATATCCGTGCCCATCGTCATAAATAGCAAACGCATCAGACGATGGACAATTCGGACAAGGATTGTGGGTTAAGAAGTTGCTTTCTTCGTGCTCCACCATTCCCTCACATCGAAGCAAGGGCACTCTTTATCAGAAAATTCGTTATGTCCAACTACTTCTGCATCTGCATAAGGTAATTTACATTGCCAAACTAACTTTTCAAGAGTATCCCATTGCTCCTTGGTAAAATTGTTTTCAGCTTTGTTATGTTCATCGAGTCCACCTACAAGACAAATCGAGACACTCTTGTCATTCATTCCCTTGCAATGTGCACCAACTGCATCCATATCTCTGCCAGTTTCAACTTCACCATTTCGCCTTATGACATAATGATATCCAATTTTTCTCCAACCTCGTTGCCTATGCCATCTGTCGATGTCAGCAGCACCTATATCCATATCGGCTCTAGTTGCAGAACAATGAATCATTATGTAATCAGTAGATTCTCTACTCATAACCACTCCTTTGGTATTAGTTTACTTGCGAATTTGAAGCCATATTTCTCACACCATTCAGAACAAGTCATACGGCTTCCTTGCACCCTAACATTTGGATTTTGGAAAACAAACCTAATATCAATATTAGGATGTTGTTTTTTAATAGTCCTATGTTTGCGTTGGTCAGCAGACTTGAACCACCCTTTAGCTTCAATGAATATTCCAGAGGGAAGTTTAAAATCTGGAAGATAATTTCTCTCCACAGTATATTGTAACTTCTCGCTTTCATATTCATATTTAACTTTTTGGTTGTCCAAGTCATTTGCTATACTCTCCTCAAACTTTGACCTAAAAGTCTGCTTCTTCTTTTGGTTCTTCAAAAGAGATGTCTTCTTCTTCATCATTTCCTCCAGTAGAGTTAGTATGTGAATATCCATCTTCTTTCTTGAAACCTAAAGACTCAGCAGACTCCTCGTTGCTGTCGTAAGGTACAAGATTCAATATTTGAACCCCAACAAGTTTGAGTGATACTGAAGCCCCCATTGTAGGAGTGTAGTACGGCATTGGGTTGTATGCCACTTTGACATCAGACCCATTACCAATCAATAGTTTTTCGACTATTGGTTTATTATTAGCATCAAACATAACGACCTTTTTTTCAACTTGACCATTTTTTGTTTGAATAATTTTTTTCTGTTTGAACTTAAAATCAAGTTCTCCAGTTTGTTTGCCATCTTCGACAACCTCAACATAAGGTACAGTACCTTTTTTAATTTTTTTGTTGGGATTGTCTGCAACAGCTTTAGCTACAGCTTGCTCGACTGCTTTATCAATATTAGCTTGTAGCTTTGTAGCATTTTCACCTTTGAGCCTCAAGCGAATAGAATATTCACCATCAGCTACAAATTTGGTATCTGCTACTGCTATTTTTGCCCATTGGGATTTACCCATAGGTGTTACTTGATATGCCATATTATTTTCTCCTTTCATCAATAATTTTATCAAGTTCGCTTACATCTACACCAAACTCTAAGAGTTTAGCGATTATATCAAGAGGTACTGGTATGTATCTCTCTCTACAATTCTCGTATAACAAAATTAAAAAGTCTTTGTTCACTTTATCTAAATCTAACATAGTCAATTCTCATAGTCAACCCCCTCAGAACAACTGTCTCATTGAGACACTAGCTAAAAAAGTAATTAGATTGTTTTACTACTTCCAAATCTAAATCACCTTTTTCTGGTTGAGGAGGTATCTCATCTGTTACCTCTTTCGCAAAAGTTTCAAAATCAGTTAAGACATCATTATTCTGATACATTTCAGAAAAACTTTGTCTGGTTAATTTATGTAGTACTGGTACATAACTTGCGTGTACTCCATAAGAATCGTGCACCATTGCAAAATCTTTTATTCCTACTTCTACACACTTGTTAATTGTTATTGTCATAGCTGCAGAATCCATAGAATGAATAAAATTTGGAGATGCTCCATTTATACTTCTTCTTCTGTCAGCTTTTGAAAAGTCTTGTTCTCTTACTTGTGGTTTTATCAATGTGTTATCTATGTATGTTGTTATTCTTCTTGACTTAGTCTCTGGATACATTTGTTGTACTAAAAATCCAGTAGGTGTCATCCACATAACTGGTAAATTTAATTTAGATATATTTGAAGATACTTGTTGTAACCAGTCCATAACTGTTCTAGCAGACACAATAACCTTTCCTATACACTCCCACACTATCTCTGCCAGATAAAAAGTTGGTTGCCATAAATCATTTCCCCAAGGATGTGTAATTCCTACATCCATTTTATCAACTATATAATCTTCAATGTATTGTCTAGTTGAAAAAAGTTTACCACCATATGGAACTACCATAACTGGTCTTTTTGTAGTTTTTCTATTTATTCCAAACTCTAACCATTGCCTAGCCATCTCATCGTGAGACTTTCTAGTTTCTAATACTTTTATAACTTCATTGGCAACATCTTGATAAATATCGTTGGGTGTTTCTGACGGCACAAGATTTGTACTTATTGCTCCTACTCTGTCTCTAGCTATTGCTGAAAGATGTTGTAGTCCGTTGTTTGAACCATCAAGAGAAACTGGAATTCTAGAATTTATATCTCCTAGTTTTAGATTCTTTGACAACTTACTTTGTATTTCTTTCCATTCAAAACAAAAAGCTAAAAACTGCCAAGGGCTGTCTGCATCTTGCCACCATTTGTATTCATAAGGATTTGTCGCAGTCTGAATAATTTTATCTGTGTTATCTTCGACCCACCCATTTCTATTATCAAAAGAAACTTTGTCTTCACCAAAACAATTTGCTCCGTGAACAGCTAACCAATACAAACCCTCTCTGGTCAACGGAGCAGTCTCAGCAAAACATAGTAATCCTTTTGAATAATCTGGACCTTGTGGTGTTAGGAATGATGAAGCAACATACTTTCTACCTCTAAAATCATTTTGATACACATAATAAAAACAATCAAATTCTTTAAATTTATTAGCCATAGAGATTGTACGGATTACTTGTAATCTTTTTGATGCCATTCTGGCATTTGCTTGATGTACTTTTGATGCTGCGTGTTTCCATTCTTTCAGTTGTAAAAGTTCAGCTTCATTCATATCAGCTTTCTTTTTGTTAGGAAAAGGAGATGGTGGAAGTGGTGCATCATCTTTGGATGGAAGTCCAGACCAACTGTCTCCAGACTCCCATACTGTTTTCATAACTTCTAATACATCTTTGTTTACTGCCCATTTTGTTTTTTGTAAGGCATTTATAGCATTGTACTCCTCATCCATTTTATGGTAGTCCATCTCAGTCAAATACTTTCTGTTAGATGTCTTAATCATAGGTAAAGGTTTTATATGCCTTGTATGATATCCTCCAGAGTATGGACTAGTCCAGTCTCTAGGCTCAATAACACAAGGCATATATTTAGGAGACAATACTTCACCACGAAGATTGACGGAATTTATCCAATTGAGTGTTGTCTCAGTTGGAGCAATGTGTAACACTTTTTTATTCTTTCCGTAAGTATGTGTTACTTGTTTTATAATACCAGTTTTTGAAACAATGAGGTCAAGCACCTTGCAACCCAAGTGAAGTTTTTCTTGTATAGACCACACCTCATAGTCAATCAAAGCTTTTTTATTCATAGTGTGTATGATTGCATACCTACGATAATACCTATTTGATGTTCTTGTATTTACATCTTTAACTAGTTTCTTAAACCATTTTGGTTCATTCTTTTCAAACAAAGCAAACTTGCATTGGTCTTCCAAGGCATTCGCAATACTCATCGCACACTTAGTCAATGTCTGATTTTTAGAAAGACTATCGACCACTTGTTTCAACCCAATATAGGCAGTCTCTTCTGGGTCTACTAACGAGAGTAGGTGAGCAGAGGAACTTAATCTACCTGCCTTGCCTTTAAATGATTCTGCAAGGAATTCATCTATGCCATTGGCTACAGAATCGACACTCTTTTTCATCGCTAGAATTCCATAAAGAGTTGTAGACTCGTTTCCCTTTTCGATAGCCTTTCTAACTTCAGAACGATAATACTCAACACCTCGTGTTTGCATATCTGACTCAAGTTCTCTTTGTATGCTATATAGTTTATTATTATATTTCATCATTATCTCTTTTAGGTAATCTCACTACAACAAAGGAATTACAGTTAGGACAACTCAAATGAGTCTCCATACAATATTCTTCACATTCACTCTCTATATCATAATCATTATTCCAGATTAGTTCTATGTTACAATGCCAACATTTCATACGGAATTCCTATCACATTTCCTATCACTTTGCAACAACTACTTGTTTCGCATCACAAAGTAGTTGCGTATGTGTGTGCCGACCATAAAAATGCACAATATCAACATTGGGTAGTGATTTCCTTGTATTGTCCAAGTTATCCAAAACATTTGACAGAATAATCCAAAGAGTGGTGCATAACGACTTCCATTGCCATACAACCAAACACTAATTACTGCTAATATTGCACAAATTATTTCTAATACTAATATGTTAATTCTGTATCTCCCTTTGAAAGACCATAAAAAGATTTTTTATGTTCCCACAGAGGCTCATCTATACACATATATCCCCACATTTTTTCTGGATACTTTTCTTTTAATTTTTCTGTGAGTGGCTCAAGTGTCTCATTGAGACAGTCTGGTACTTTTCCAATAAATTTTTCTGTGTACGGAGCATCTTTGTATCCGTGTAATATTATTATAAGAACCATTGCAGTTTTTATCATTTTAATCCTTTCTTGTAAATTGTTCCTTGCTTTGTGTAACCTAGTCTCTCCATAACATCGTCATACTGAGAAGTTGTTGCTCCTCCATATGTTACAGAATAGTTTACTTCTCTACAATTATTTTTTATTGCCCACTTTTCAAAATCTTTTAACAGTTTAAAACCTGCTAATTGACTTTTACCATCAGTAAACAAAAGTTCTTCTTGAGCAAAAATGTCATCGCCCCATAGATAATTGGTTATGTATCCAAGTAAGAAAGCAACTGCCTTTTCTTCTCTGCAATAAACACGAAAGTAGCTGTGGTCAGAATCAATATAACCTTTAGCCCAAACACGAATATTGTCATCAGAATAATGGCTATTCTTATAAATACTTGTGGAATGCATCTTACGAGCCAAGGGAAGAAGATACTCAATATCACATTTTGTCGCATCACGAATCATCAGCCTTACCTTTTTCTCTAACTTTTTGTAAGTCTGCCATAGTATACCCATATTTATTCATTAACATTTTTGTAGCATAACTAGGGTCTGCTATGCAATTTAAAAGTAATGTTTCTTCAAACTTTTTAAAAGTATCATTCATTGTCATCATTTTTCTCCTTATGCCACATAATATATCATACTTGTTTGTCTACCTACAAAATGTCTTTTTGAAAGTAGAACTTGACTAGCTTTAGTTAATGGTTTCTTAGAGTGAACATCAACAAAGCTACTGTACTTATAAGGACTATAAGTAGCTAACTTTATAGGCAACCTAGTTAAAAATTCATCTTTATGAATTTCAAACTCACTCACCCAAGTGCCTACAACATATGCGTGGACATTTTTTTTCTGCTCACGCAACACTCGTTGTCTGCCTTTCTCTGACACTTTGAACTGTGCATCAAACAACGGCACAGAATTCTCGTGCTTAATTACTCTACCATAGTTCTCTTTCTCAAGAGAAACAATAGAGTAACAATTCTTATGTAAATTATAGTAAACTTTAACTTTCATCATCTTCCTCTTTTTTTAAATCAAATCTAATCCATACTGATGTACCTGCTTCATCACTAAAGTTTTGTACTTCTTCCCAAGGCACACTAGCATTATCGTCTAGCCATTTATTAAATTGTTTTTCAGTCATCTTTACCTCCTACATAATGTCTCATACTCCAAGCTAGGGATTCAATTTGCTCCCATATAAATTTAGGGTCTGCATATTCAAAATACTCCCAAGCATTGGCTTCAAGGAATTCGTCAATCTTTTCCTCTTCCCACTCATCATAGTCTGATGGCAAATGTTCACCTAAGTAATGACCACTTGCCCATATGATATCTTCTTTAGTTACTTTAGTCATCTTGACCTCATCACTAAGATACCAACAAGCAGTCATATTAGTTGTCCAATTATCATCTTCAGTTGGGTCGCACTCATACACAACACAAACAATCTTATAATCTGACCAGTAAACACAAAGGTCAAACATTCGTTTGTCAAATTGAATGCCATCCCAAAAGTTATCGCTTTCATATTGAGGTGTTTCATTATCTACTTTAAAACTTGGCAATGTTTTTTCTTTGTAATATTGTATCAGTTGTTCTTTTTCTAATTTTGAAAGTTGTAGTTCTTTGTCAAATGTATTCATATTACACCTCCACTATTTCATAGTCTTGATGTTCATTTTTAAGGTATTCTCGAGCATCTTCAAGAAACTGGTCTCTCTTGAAGTAAACTCTCATATTATTACCCTCATCATACTCAACATATTCATTGATGTCTATGTTATTTTCTTTATTTGGTACAATAATATCCATTTTTTCTTATCCTTTTAGTTAATTAGTTTATTATAATCTAGTGTTGCTTCTTTTACTTCGTCAAGCAACTGTCTCATTGAGACACTCATATCAGATGATAAAACTTCATCTTCAACAGCAGTAGCAAGGTCAGACAGAAGACCAACAAAATATGCATTGTCCTCTGCCAAACCTTGTACTATATTTCTGAGAATCGTAATCTCAGTCTTATGAGTTAAATTGTTCTTCAATCCAACCTCTAAGTTTCTTTTGTGATGCAGTATGCTGAACAAGATGCCATAAGTCTTCATTGTCCTTGTCTCTTACTGCAACGATGTCGTGAGAATAAACACTACCTGCTTCTTTGTAGATACCCTCTACCATTGCAAGTCTAGTTTGTCCTTTTTTATTGTCCATCATAGTCGCATACCACCCATTGGATAGTAATACTCTATGACCTTTTTTTATTTCATTTGTCTTCACAAACCCTCCACTTAATTCAAGACTATGAGCATTTGCCAAGTTCATACTTTGTTGAGCATTATTCATCTTGACCTCCTAAATGCAATAGTTGTGTTATATATAGAATCCTCAATGTATCTACCATCTCTCCAATCTTTTAACCAATTGTAAAATGTAGGTAGTGAGATGAAGTAGTATTTAGCTAACTCTACAACCTTAACTCCATTGTCTTGATTAACTAGAAAGTATTCTACAATTCTCTTCTGCTCAGACTTTGAGTACTTAGAGTAATGCATATACTTACCAGTTCTCTTTGGAGGTTGAGGCTTTGGTAACTTGTCAGCACCTATGGTTAGCCTTTTTGGTGTCTCATTGAGACGAGGGGAATCCTTAAACATATCTAACTGTTTAGGATTGTTTGTAGTAGGTTCTAGCAACATAATATATCTCCTTTTATTTAGTTAAAATTGCTATTATAGTTATTATACCACAACCAATGAGGGAGTCAACTAGCACCTAACACCAGTAAACTAACTCCTCTTCAGTTATGAACCACTTGGGTGGTTTGCCCTTGTGGATTTTACTCCTTGTCCACTTTGCAAAATGTGCCTTTTCATTTATGTAATAGTTACGATATGCAGTTACTGTATCATCGCACTTGTATTCGTCTGGCATACATTGTGGTGGGTCAACCCAATCTCCGTCTGGACAAGGATTGAGTGCAAGGAATTTTCTAAGTGTGTCGCATTTGTGTACTTTATGGAATCGTTCAAAATACTCGTGCAACAAATCAAGAAACAAACGATATGCAAATTCATATGTACGGCAGTTCTTTCTCACCCACCTAGTTGTAGGGTGGTTTTCGTATGCTCGTTTGTACACGGAATTTTTATGTACGGAATTATGATAGTGATGGGCTGTGGACAGCATTTGGGCTGTCTCCAACACCATCTTGGGTATGTGCTTGTCGCATAGGTCTTCTGCACACTTACCTGCTACTTTGTGTAAAAAGAACAGATTCATTAATTTACCTCCTTTGTCTCATTGAGACACTTCAGAAATTCATCGAAGTCAATATCTTCGTCAGGTTGTTCTTCAGCATCTAGTTTTTGTATAATCTCATTTACTATATCAATATATGGATTACTTGGCAAGTCTCTAGTAAATGTATGAAATAGACCAACGGCAAACTCAAGTCTGCCTTGGCAAAGGTCTTCAGTTCCATCGGACATAGTCCAATATGGATACTCAATGTTAATATTGATTTCTTCAATTATTGATTGCAACAATGCTACATTTAGTTTTTGCATTTGGTTCACTCCTTTTCTTTTTCTTGTTACGATGAATATATGAGATGTTAGGAATATTTGAATCCCAACAAGCACGACAGTTACGACAACTATACACTCCATACTTCTCTTTGTGAAGATGAGCAGGACACATAAACCCATAAACAAACTTTTCATCTGTGTAGGTAGTGCTTGTGTGTGTAAAATCTTGTTGTGGTGGTAGATTAGCAAGTGGGCTAGACAATCTCAAACAAAGGTTGTTTGGTAGCTTTCGTTTTTTGAGGACTTGTCTCCAGTCCTTGTATTCTTTACTTGGTAGCCAATGCTGACAATGTGGAGTTCTCTCGCATATGTCAAGAATGTCATTTGCCATTTTCTGACTCTGAATATCTCCAGAGTCAAACCATCGGAAATAGGTTCGTGTCTCAATGAGACAGACCATAACTTCAACAAAGTCATCGGAATTCATAAAGTCTAGGACTCGTTGTTGTTTGTTTTTGACACTAGGAAATAAATAATTACCTGCTAGTGCATAACAATCATAACAAGGAGTCCATTCAGACTTTGCTAGTTTTGAGCCAGTACGACATAACTTGGCATCAATACTTATGGAATCGCAAGGCATTTTACTAGTGCTAGTAAGTAGCTTCTCGCATTCCATTACTCTAGTATAATTAACAGTCATTACATCATCTCCAATACTCTAGCAGGTAGTACTTTGGTATGATTACAGACATCACAACATCTGCCATTGTTAGCTAGTGGTCTAGGATTATGTCCACCAAACCAAAAAGGCTCTCCAGTATTTGGGTCAAACTCAGGTGGAATTTTAAGACCACAAAGAACACAGTCCTTAGTTAGTTCTTCTTCTTTTTGTTTCATAGTTTTAGTATTAGGTAGTTTGTCTGGTATTCTCATACTTCTTCTCCTTTAGTTAGTGTCTCAATGAGACATAGTATTAATATAATATATATACATAGTAGTACATAGTAGTACATAGTTCTAAAGTAATACTATAGTATACTATATAGGATACCATAGTTTAGGGATAAGTCAACCCCCCTAGAACAAGGTAAGGAATTTAAGGAATGATAGATGTGATTGAAGTGATAGATTTTGCACAAGGCAAAAAAAAACCCCCAAGCATTTCTGCTTGAGGGCTTTAGTTTAAGGGAGGAAATACCCTAGCTATTCATCACAGCTAGAATTCTTGTGTTGTTCGTACATTGCAATAATCATATGAACTACTGCTACAACAGTACTACAAATAAATGTTGCAGTCAATACACATATGAGTATAAACGAACCAAAAAATCTTTCTTCAGTTGCTTGTGTTCCGTCATATGGAAATAATGTATTAGTATATAATGCAGTCCATAACGGCATAATTATTAAGCCACTAATTGCTGAAAATATAAAACTCCAAAATATTAAATCTTGTCTTTCGTATTTAGTCATTTTTTTCTCCTTGTCTCATTGAGACAGTTAATATTATCCTAACCAATCTACTGAGTGGTCTGCTTCTTCTTTACCTTTAACCCATTTATCTAAATCATTCGCTAACTTTTTTCTTACAAGTTTAGTGCGAAGTATTTTGATAAGCAGTTTTGTTTGGTGCTTATTTAATCTTATAGAATCATCAATTGTTATGAATTCAAAAGGATGTTTCCATTTACCAGACTTCAATTTTTTATTGAACTTGGTTTTACGATTAACAATACTTATGGTTTGACCACCAAATGTTTCACCACCCCAACTTCTTTTCAGTCCAAGGTTTTTACTAGCAGTTGATTTTATTACAGTTCCCATTTTTTACTCCCTTTAGTTAGTGTCTCAATGAGACAGTTATTATTTTTAGGTACTATACCCACTATACATATAGTATAGCAAAGACTGAGAGAAAGTCAACCCACCAAAAACACAAGGAATGGAATTATGATAGAACGAAGTGATAGATTTTTTTTAGACAAAAAAAAAGGCTAGAGAAAATTTCCCTAGCCTTTTCTTCGTGTCTCAATGAGACAGATTAAGCAGTTTTTTTCTGCTTTTCTTCAGTTGGCAACAATGTTGCAATTTGTTTTTGCATTGCCACCATTTGAGCAGTTGTATTTTTTACTGCCGTTTTTCTGTCTTTATCAGAAAGCTTTTTGATGTCTTTGATATACATTGAAAAAACTTTTTTAAGTTGCTCAATGTTATCATCTTTGTTTTTATTATCGTAAGCTTTTCTCAACTCAGTAAATGAGCATTTCATTTCTCTTAATGGTTCTTTGTTTTCAGATTCCCAGTAAGCTATGGCACTTCTCATAGTACGCAACCAAACTGGCGTTTTTCCATCTTCGAAAAATCCGTTTTCTGAGTCATTTTCAAAAGCTAATTCAAAAGCTTGATTAACGATTTCTGCTCCAGATAAATTGTGAAGCTTATTATTTTGAGATTCTACTTTTAAAGCTTCAAATAATTCATTAGATTTAGTTGAAGCATTATCTTTTGATTGGCTTCCAATTGCTTTATATTTTGCAATCTCAAGAATTAAAGTAGTTGTTTTATTTAATGTAGTCATAATTTTTCCTTTCAGTTATTGTCTCAATGAGACAGTTTATATTATTTACTTCTACAATTATAATTATATATATTCTGCTTAGAATGTCAAACCCATAATACAAAAAGTTGTGGATAAAATACAAAAAGTTGTGGATAACTTTTGAATGTCTCAATGAGACAAGGAGAACAAAAGGAGAACAAAATCTATCATCGGCTAGCTATCATAGATAGCTATCATATGTATCTATCATATGCC